TATAAAGACGATGTCTGGAACTGAGGTGCTCGCACCGATAATATCACCGATAGCTTTCATCCTGCCTCTTCCTTCATGACCAGTAATCTGGAGAAAAGAGTCATCCCCTTTATTCTTTAGGAAGTTCTTTGTTGCGTTAACGTAAAGCATTGGGGTAGCGAGAGAGACTTTATGGTGTGATATTAGATCAACGAATTTCTTTCCTCTAAAGGCGACGTCATCATCTGCATGTGTTACTAGCGAACGGAAATCGTTAGGAGAAATAAATGCGATAAACCCGCGATATTTGAATTCTTGACCATTAGGCGTATTACCTAGGCCGCGTTCATTATCGAAATAGACACCCTTAAACTTGTATCTTTCGTCCGCATTTTCAAACGAATACTCTGAGTACTTAGACTCGTCTTCTACTTTGGCTCTATTAAGAGAATCAAGACGTTGCGCATTATATCTATCTTCAACATCATCTTCATTGATAAACTGTTTGAATGTTGTTTTCATTTTGATCGTATTTCCTTAAATGTCTTAACTAGATCGACGTATTCGTCTCGATAACTCTCGAATGGAATCGCATAATACGAATCGCAACTAATCATAATTTCGTTCCATTCTTTCTTGTTAATAACTTTTACTAGATCGACGTTAAACTTGTAATATCCATCTTCTAAAATTTCTTCAATATCTTCTGCAGTTGCTTTAGCTGGGGCTTTAGCTGAAATGATTTCTGTTAAATCATCGTAGGCGTTGGAGTAACAATAATCAAATTCACCAATTGGAAAAATAGTATAAACTCTCCCATAGTTATTAGCCGAAACGACTGCACCGAAACCGAACAACCCCTGAGATCTAAATTTAATATGGAATTTCTTATTAAACCATTCATCTGCCGTTTTATGGATATTCATTGGTGTGTCTTTCGGTGGGCGAGCTTTATTCACTTTATACTCTTTAATGAAGCTTTTATGATCGACATGCATGCCGCGAAAGATTCTATTGCCGCCAATATTGTAATCGATCTCTTTCAAATATGGCTGACAGTTCTGTAATAAAAGCTCGGCGGCTTTTTCTATATCTTTAGTTGTTGGTTTTGAAGAACCAAATAGTTCAAATAGCTTCATCTTATACGTCCTTTAACGAGCGCCTTGTCGGTGATCTCATAATCTTAGCGATCGATGGCTTATGTGAAATATATTCCTCTCTTCTATCCGTTTCGAGATATAGCCACTTGTTCTTATACAACGAGAAGCGGTACAGGCGTGGTGGTATCTTGAGATTGATAGGATAGTTGAGCCGGAAATAATCGCCATCTGCAGCTGCTGTTAGTTCTGGTAACTTGTAACCCTCACCATATGGGAGTCCGTCGGGCGGCAAACCGTCTTCAATGTAGGTGTCTCGGCCGTCGTACTCACCAATTCCGCCAGGAATCTTTGTTGGAATTTTTGGAATTCCAGATGCTATCTCTTGAGGATCTTGGCCGCGTTCTGGAACTGCATCGACCGCTTGCTGTCCGAGATCTTCGGTGACCGTCAATGGTGTGGTTTCAAGTTGGCCGATGCCAGCGAAGAAGGTAGAATCATCTACTGCGTATTTCTGCTGTTCAGGAGTGCCGAATAGGTCCTTGTGTTCAGCAGATGGAAGAAGTTGCTGGGCTTGAAAGCGGTACAGTACGGGTCTCCAACCTGGCGTGAAACCCTCTGCTGCCCATCCTGCTTCAGTAACTTCCAAGTATTTCTTGACTGGTAGAAGATGCTGATCGTACTGTAATTCTGGTGTGACCTCGATCACGTCGCCGACAATAATCGGACGACCGAGAAGTTCGACCATCTTCGCGAATGACACTGTGAAAATATACTGGTCGAGAATAGAAATGCCAAACTTTCCTAGGTCACCAACTGCATCGAATGGCGAATAGTGCGCCTTAAGCGGAATGGAGATTTGAGAGTAATCGCGATCTCTATTTTCCAAGAATAACGTATCTTCAATGTTATCGATAGACGTAGCTTGATAGTCGAGTAGCTCGAGCTTGTTAACTTCCCAAGAATCTGAAGCAGTGCCAGCAAACATCAATGGAACTATTCTCCAATATGGTGCAGGAGATGAAGGACGGACATTTATCGTTTCAAGATTCGCAGTATTTGGTAGATTGACGACATCAACACGCTTCCAATCTAATCCAAGCGTTATCGAAAAGGTGTCGCCGATAACGAATGGAATAGTTCCTACATTAATCGTGAACACTATGGAGTTTGAACCAAACGCTGTTCCGACTGTCGCTGTTCCTAACGGACCAGTCGATGATGACATTACATCGAAAGTCGTAGGGCTAGTAGCGACTATTAAGATCTGTCCAGCAGAGGGCTTGAAGCCAAGCTTACTGTTTGTTAATGTGCCGTTTCCTGTTCCCGTAAATCCAACAGATGACATCGTAAGAGCGCCAGTTGCGCGTTCGATCCTGGCCTGAAGTACACGATTCGCAGCTAAAGCACCCTGCTGTATTTTAACGGTGGTAATATGCTGCATGATCGGTTGCGGCGGTGCATACTTCTCGGTGTTCATTGACGTCTTCTTGGTGCCAAAATAGTACCCGAGATATGCTGGAGCTGAAGTAACTGCTGAGCCGACTTGAGATGATGTCCATGTAGCGGGTGTCGCGTCGAATGCATTTGCTACGTTGGAGCCACCTGCTGATCCGGACGATAATGGGTATCCAGATCCTGTCAAGTCAATCAGAAGACCCTGTTCATGAACGCCTAAAAGCTTAAAGACATTGATTAGTGCGCCAGAGATTTCGAGAGCTTCAGCTGCATAGCCTTCAGCAGTCTTGCCGTCATTCTGACTGCAAGGATCGTCTTCTCCAATTCTCCATGTTCCAGTACAGAGGTCTGGTGGAACGTACGGTGTGTTAGCCATTAATTTTTACCCGATCAAGAATGCGGAATTTCCGAAGCCTGGACCATTACCTGCTTCGAAGTCTGAAATTTGTCTGAGACATTCTTCGAAGTCCGCTCTAGCTTCAGAGATTAGCGTGTCGCCATTGAGAGATAATCCGCCGCCGGCACCAGGTAGACCAGAAGCAAACTTGGAACGTATCATACCAAGAATTTCCTTGAGCTCGGCGTGCGCCCATGATTGGAGCCACTGCTTAGCCCAACGGTCGACGAGTAACTCTTGCTCGGTTCTTTCCATTACGCATTCGATAACGACCTTTTCGTCCTTGTAAATTTTTCTAAGGACGTGAAGCTCTCTAGTGGACTCTACCCAATCGAACATTAGATCTCCAGCGAAAATTCTACCAAATTCTTCTGCCATCGAGTGTGCTAGATGGATAGAGAGGATGTCAATCATTGCGCCATAGAAGAACTGGTTGTAGAAGATTTGGGAGTAAATTCCGTTGTCGCCACCCATGACGTTCAAACCGATAGTAGAGACTCGATGAATTTTTACGATGTCAACAATGCGATCTGTCCCTACCACTGGATCATTTAGGTAGTAGAGTGATTGATCATTGATCAATGGGAAAATGACATGACGATGTTGATATGCGTTATCGGCTCTACGTCTAAATTCGTCTAGCGCATTGTCTATTGCTATGTTGAAGTGCTCTTCGTTTAATTCGACGCATACAGACGGCCAGCCCATTTGATGTTTCAGAACGTTGATAAGCCTAATGCGCTCGTCATAGGAGCCATCTGTTCCAACACCAACTTGGTCGTACATCGGTGTGCCTGATTCGACGGTGTTCGCTTTAACCCACGCAACGCCATTCCAAATATCTAACGTATTGGCCGCTGATTGGTAGAAAAATTGACCGACTGTTGGAGTAGTAGGATAGGTAGTACCAGTTAAGACGACAGAAGAGTTCGCCTGAATCCATGATGCGCCATTCCACATTTGCACTACGTTCGCTGAATGATCGTAATAGACTTGACCAAGCGTTGGAGCTAGTGGAGGTGTTGATGCGTTAGGCAGGTAACCAGTGAAATTATCCGACTTTCGTTCTATTCTGGACGATTCGATTGGGTAGGACTGAACACCAACCGGATAATACTGAAGAACGTTAGAGCAAGCATTAATGCTAGCATAATAAATCGTATCAGGTTGGACTCCTGTTACGTTAACAGAAACCTGAGTTAGGTCATCATTGAACGCACCATAAAGTGCTACGACGACATGCGCATGTGATATAGAATCTGCAGGGACAGAGAAATCTGTAGACGGTAAATACTTTACGCCATCAGATGGAAAGCACGAAGTGTCTAAGGGCTTTTCAGATAAAAGAATTATCTCGCCATTATAGACATTCTGAGTGGGCGGAAGTGTCCATGAAATTGTAAGAGTGGTTGGACCGGTTCTAACTAGGTTTAGATCGATTTGTCGAGCTTCTGACCATAATTCATGGGTCGTCTGTTCAAACATTGGGATAGTTGCCATATTTTGTTTTCTTCCTAAAAAGACGTTTATACACTATTAAGTTATTTATTGTTTTGAGCTTTTCGTCTAGCTTAAACGTGAATTCTATAAATATATTTAAGCTACATCTAACCACTAAAGAGGTCACCTACCATGCTTTTAAAAGAATTTTTAGAAATTTCAGCAAAATCAGAATATGAATTGCTTCTCGAAGATCTAGGCTCGTTAAAGATTGTCGATCCAAAATTCAGGGATATGCTGAAGGTAACCGGCGAATATAAATCGTCAGGTACGCCAGGAAAATTAGGACGTTACACCTCAGTCTTATCTAAGAGATTAGGAAAAGATAGTCCAATCAAAACAAAAGTTCTAAAGTCTGCTGCTGATGCTGTTAGAGCACTAGAGGAAGATAAATCAGCTGTAGCATTTACCGTGATCGATAAACGATCAGGTGATCAAGTATTCTTCGCCATTAGAAATGGAGAGAAAAGTGGTGGTTATAATTACGGAGTAGACGTTCAGTCTCTTCTTTCTGAGCTAGATCCTGAGACTTCTGCCACTATGAAGAAAAGACTGCTAGATGCTAAAATCGATATTTCTGATTTTAAGAGCAAGGATCGTAATGACACGTTTAGAGGTAAGGTAGTACCAAACCGCGGCGAGAGAAGCAGTGCTCTTTACAAGGTCTTGACCACAGTAATTAAAGCGTTAGACAGAAAGCTTGGACCGGAAATTACGGTTATCTATGGTGATAATGCAAGACTTAAGAAGCAAGATGAACGGAAGACTGCAAGACAGGGAATGATCCCAATTTCTGATGTGATGTCAAGACAATTTAACAATGATGCTAGAGCAGCACTGCGACAGCGACTGGATAAGTTTAAGGCATCCAAGGCGAAACGCATCGATTCACCGGAAGATTTAATCGAAGCCATCATGCAAGAAGGTTACCTCGATAAGATTAAGATTGGCGATTTCGATTACAAATTAAGTAATGATCATATTCGTTTGGACTATCTAAAGAGTAAGGATAAACGTAATCGTGCTTATGTGACTTATGAATTAGATCGTTCCACTGATAAGTACTCTTCTGCCAGAAGAGCAGCATTCGCCACGATGGCCAAGGACGATAAAGATATGGATAAAGTTGCTGAGCAACTTCCACCTGGAAAGATCACAGTGTATCTAGGTTTAGAGGGCGGCACGATCGCTCCTACCGACGTAGAAGTATCTCCTAGCTTCTGGTAAAATAATGAATTCCTTGGGAAGGGACGCTGTAGAAAGGGAAACGGGACCTGATGGTCCCGTTTCCCTTGTGCCTTGGTTGTTTTTACCAGGTCATACTATCGAGGCTGCGATAAAAGCAAAGAACAATAAAGAGCTATCACAGCAGGAATTGTCTCACCTAGTCGCGCTATTCCGAATGAAAAATCCCAACAAAGTTCCTTCAGTTGGAGAATCATTTCTTATCCCGGTAATTTATTCGTAGAGAAATTCGCGAAGAGCAAATGCTTCGATTTCAAGCTTAGCTTTGTCTGCGTGCAGACTCGTAATAGCTTGATCTAAAGCAGTGCGATTTGGAAAGTCTCGAGCGAATAACGCATATCGTTGTTGTGAAACTGCTAGTGACTTATTTACCAACTCCAGTCTACTTTCAATCTCTTTGAGATTTTCTTCAGATAATGCGTTCATCGTATTTCTCCCGTCTATGGTCTTATGTTTTTTGCTGAGAATTTTGAATAATGGCTTAAAGCCGAGCATTTCAGTTCTCGTCGCTTCTGATATTTAGATCAAACTGAAACTCGTCTTCGACGATCTGTTCGATAACTCCGTATTTCTCTAAGGCGATGATCGCTTCACCACCATGATCGATTAATTCGATCTGATTATTGAACACTGAAAAGTTGTCGCCGAATGCGTAGAACTTTAGAGTCTCTTCGTAGTCAGCGATTTTTTGCTGGTAGTATTGAATCTCTGCTTGAGCGGTTTGAGTTACCCATTCTAGCATTTCTGAATCAGCAGAATGTGTATCATGAAGTGGATCTTTAATAATAATATTGAATCTCACATGCTCCATCATTTCGACTGGATCATAGCTTTCCACATCGATTCCAGAATAATCATGGTATTGACTAGCGTAATCACGTTCGGCTTTTTGCTCTAAAGCTATCATGATATTAGCCAAGATTTCTGGTGAAACGTTAACCACGTTTGATTGTGCAGCATAATCGGTTAAATCTAAAGCAGCCCAATTTCGCATAATGTCTTCGATGTCACTGACTTTGCCGATATATCTGCATACTCTTTCCGGTGAAGACGAATCTGTTGTGTTTGCTTCTTTAACGATGCTGTTCAAAATATCTAACTGTGGGTCTTTCATGAGTTTATACCTCCGTTGGTTTGTGTTATATTTTATTTATATTAACATATTCTGCTAATATTTGACACAGCGTTTAATGCTCTTTGGAGATGTGCGGAGAATTCAATTTATGAAGAGTTTGCGCACGATGCGCGGCTTTCCTCTTATCACCGCGCTTTAGTTAATGCGGAAAGCTCAGCAAGAAATTCTTTAAACGTTGTCATAGGTACTCCAACAAAATAAGATGGGGCAGATCTAAACCTGCCCCGAGTTTTCTTATTATTTTCAAACTATCGTTA